ATCCTGTCCCGCCAGTCATAGTTAGATTGAAAGGCCCATACATAACTTTTGTACGAGTAATACTCATAATAAAAACTCCTTGTTATTCATTGAATTCCTCGCCGTCAAAGGCCCAAATGAAAATCCAATGCCAACATCCTTCAGTCTTAGCCAAAAAAGAATCGCTGACTGGATACATCTTACTATATCCAGGATCCACCTGATGACCTGTGAGGGACGTTTTGATTTCATCAAGTTTTGAATATATTCCATGATGTATGAAAAGATTCTTATGAATAAGTCGAAGGGCGATAGTAATTGTCCGATTCTGTTTAATCGCTGTTGGAGCATTAGCTTTCGGATCTTCATATTCACTACCCTCATACGCAACTAAGATCGCACCTTTAGGATGTACAAATTCATATTTCTCAGGTTCTTCAGGACAGCGTTCCACCCTCCAATCGGTGATATCTGTCGAAAGTTTTGTGACAATAGAGTCTTCAATATCTTTTACCGTCATTAGTCTGTATCAGGGCCACTGTAAAAATTGTCCATTTTATCCTCATCAAAAATTCGATCAGCAGCCACTTTATTGGTTCTATAGCTCTGGCCAACATTCGTGCCGGCTGCCAGGATACCAGGATCCAGTTCTCCTTTTCTGATTAATTTCAGAGTTTCCTTGGCATCTTTATATCCCTCAGTAATTGGTTCCGGAATCCCTTCATGATCATGGCGCCGGCGGTACAGATAGTATGCGGCAATAGCAATTGAAAGGGATTCGATAAGTTCAGGGATGGGAGAGAGTGGAAGTTCGCCGGAGTACTTATATCTCAGAGATCCATCGATTAAAGCATCGGCTTTGGTGATGGCATCGGTAACCTTAGCGGAGTCAACTGTTGTTCCGGCTGAATCATCGGTTAATTGAGCCAGGATAGTCTCTGGAATTAAAAGACTTTTGATATCCGCTTCCGTGCAATATGACATCTCTCATTATTCAGTTCTGGACGCGAGCTCCGCTTTTGCCATAGCCATTAACTCTTCAGTTTTACCAGACCTGGACAGGTACCTTAAATACTTATCATCAAGCTCCGAAAGCCGTTTCCCTTCGTGTTTCCCATAATCCAGAACGTAATCTGAATGATCACTTTCCTCGGTTTCTGTCTCCGGCTCAGGCTGAGGCTCCAGACTCTCCTCTGATACCGTTTCTGGCTCTGTTTCCGGTTTCGATTTAGAGGTAACTCTCTCAACGGTTCCACAGCTTACAAGGTATTTCCCCACATCTGCAGGAAGATCAGTCTCAACTCCAACTTCATAGATCTTACCATCATGCTTTAATGGCGATTTGACCTTATATCTTGGCATCCTATATTTCTCCTTTCAAGATTAGGCAACAGCGTCTTGGACAAAATATCCCATATCATTGGCTGTGATGGCCTCTTTAACATATTCACCACTAACAACTGTTACTCCACCTCTGAGGCCGATATTTTTATCCGGATCCTGTCGAGCCACTTTGGATCCCCATTGAGCAGTATATCCAAAGGTGATCCGGCCACGTGTGTCGGCCAGTTGATCGCGGAGAATCAATGAAGCGTGTTTACCCCATAAACGTGACAGAGAAACAGTCTGACCTTTTTTGGCTGTATTATAAAAAGCCTCACCTACCAGGATCTCCTCAAGCTCAAAGAGAGCTGCAACATCCTGGCGCCGCGCAATACCGGTGTCTCCGGCCGTTCGGTTTACAGCTTTCATGATATCCGGATGACCAGCAAGTTTTGACCAAGCAAGACGGCCAATGACCATCACATTTGGTCTCATGATACAGGCATCCAGGCCGGTCGAAATATCAATGATCGGCGTTGAATTGGTATAATCGCTCCACTGACTGGTCCCAGATAGCTGAGTCTTGTTTCCGGAAGCATATTGACCAGCTGCAAATACGAGATCCGCAACGCGTTTTTCACGATCCAGAGCCACTAAATCCGCAATGCTCTCAACTGCATGGCCAATGATGTTGAAATTGTCCGGAGCGTTTTCCAGATCATCATTGGGAATGTCATCAGCCAGGCCATATCCTAAACAAGAGGCCGTGGCTTCCGTGGCAGAGAATTCCACCTTGTTAGGTTGGCCTTTACGGCCTACCAACGTCTTAGGAATGGTGAAATATTCTCCCTTTGGCCAGGTCCAGTATTTAAACTCCTGTTTGGGAACAGGGACTCGAGGCATCACCTGATCGGCAATAAACCTGGCGTTTTTATAAGCGATCGCTATTGCGAGCAGCTCAGGATCAGATGGAAAAGGTTGTAAGGCGAATTCTCGCATTTTTCAAATCTCCTTCAATATGTTATTATACCGTGATTAGGCTTTATTAATGCCCCTCACTATTAGGCAAATGTGATTGCGCCAGAAGCAACTAACGTGCCATCTGGTAGTAAGACAATGAGATACCAAGTATCAGCTCCGGACTCAGTAATGGTTACGTCGATATCGCCATCAGACTCAGAAACCAATTGAGCCGCTTTACTGGCAACAACAGGAATGAGCAATCCATCAGTTCCAATAGCCCATCCTCCATCTGGAGCGGTAGCCGCGATCGAATCCCCATTCGCATCATCAGACAAATAGGCTAATACAGATGCCCTGACAGCCAGATCATCGCCATTCTGATCAGTTAATTGGATTGTCACATTGATGGTATTCGATGATTCGGATCCCACTACCATGGTGGCGCCAGCAATCTTTTTGGTCATACTGGATTCGCCGATAGACAAATCCACGCATCCGATATCCCCTACAACACCGCTCACCAAAGCGCGACCAAGAATAGAACAGCGGCCCGTATTTAATAACGCCAGGGTAACTGCAATGGCCCTACCACTGGAATCAGAGGTGAGTAGATCCCCACGAGTTACATTTCCACCATATTCGACCTCTACGATCCCATGGGTGTAGACATCGCCCCTATCTCCACTAGCCAGGGTTATGGCGCCGTTAACACCAATAAGCTTATCCGTCGCGGCTGCAGCCACAACAACAGCGATATCCGTGGACATCTTAGCAATACGATACTTGGTGATTGCTCCGGCTGCGTCAAATGTTTTTGTCAAAATTGGATTCTGATACATTTCTAGAACTCCTTTTTATATGTTTTGGTGAAGCGGCTATTTAAAAAACTTAATCCTCTTGATTAACTACGTGAGCAACGGCTTCCGTGTAAGAAATGGCCCGACCCTTTTTATCCATCTTGTCCTTATACTCCAGCGCTTTATCAGCCACAGCCTGAGAATTTGTTTGATCCGCTTTCTGTTTCCCCCCCTTGGCAATCTCCTTAAACTCTACCTGGCGTGGAAGTTTTTTCAGGAACTCCTGATAAGTTTCCAGAGCGGATTTCTTTTCCTTTTGCTCCGGATTGCCGTTGTCAGAAAATTCTATTTCCCCTACACCGGCTAGAACCATTTGGAATTCGATCTGCTCATTCCTTTGAGCTGGCGTTAGTTTGCATCCATCCTCGATGAGCTTATCCGTAAAAGACGTGATTTTCTCACGCACTTTTTCCTGCTCCATCGTGGAAATTTTTGTTTTCAAAGCTTTCTTCTCATCCTCGAGCTTTTTTACTTCTTCTGGGGTCATTGCACTATGCTCCTTTGATTTTGTAGCAGGTTCAAAAGATAAATACTTTAAGTTATGATCTTTGAGCCACTTCTTGGCCTCATCAACCGTATATAAATCTCTGGGAAATCGATATGCTTGTGTGGTGGTAGTGGTCTTATCCTTTAATCGACCAATGATCATCGATATACTATTTTGGGACGTCTTGATCTTTTTTCTCCGGAAACTATTCTCTTGAAAATCATCTGGATTCTTTACTCTGGCTGCATGTTCATTGGGATAAGGATTACCTACCTCAACCTGGTCCAGGGTAGCATATTCCTTGTCATCGACAAATCCTGGATCCTCTGAGGGATCATTATATCTTGGCCGGTTATCATCACTCTTCGCCCTGGATAGACGATCTAAATCATAATTGGGTAGGATCTCATCAGCTTTTTCTTTACCGGCTTTCTCAATGATCCATTCCCGAACTCCACGAAGAGATCTGGCCAATCCACGGAAATTCATGGCTGTTTCCAGGTCCATGAATTCAATCTCTATATAATCCTCCTCTTCACCGAACTTGGCGGCCTTCAATCCCTTCACAGCCGGCGCTGCCCCCCCGAGAAAACCCACGTGCCGTAAAAGATTGTCCTTAAATAGAGCAATGGAAACTTTATTGTAGATCTTTTTATTAACCCAATCTTTGAACTCATCCACAGTAGGTTTAACATCAGCCAACAGGATTTCACCTTTTCTTTTCAGGTTTTTTACCCATCCATAAGCCGGTGAATCTGTTTTCGGATGGCCGATTACAGCTGGAGCATCATGTTTCTTATCCTTATCCTGGTTATTGTATTTGGTGGCAATCGTATCCAGATCCTCAGAGGTCCATTTCTTGGTATTGCCAGCTGAATCCGTGTGAGTTCCTGTCTTAAAAACTTCAATCCACATGAGAATCCTTATGTATGCAGGGGCCCCCTGCATTCGCGACTACAGGGAGCCTTTTTAGGACAATGCTGGAAACAGGGTGATGGTATGAGAACATGTGCAGTGAAAGTTTACTATAGGATTTTTTGGAATGACGTGGAACCATTCATGGAATCATTCCAGGAACGGTTCAGTGAACAGTTCCGGGAACCGTTCCAGAAAAAAAGACGCTACTTATGGATAAACTTGACAATGTCACATGGCATACTTTCCTAGAGAAACAGAGCTGCAGAAAAAAGCCTTTGAGTTTTACTATCTGCTCTATGAAAAACGGACACTCAAAAAGGTTGCCCAAAAGTTCAAACGGTCTCTCTCTACTATCAAGAAATGGAGTTCCCGCTACAATTGGAAAAAACGGATCCGAGCGAGGGAGCTGGAGGATCTGGCTGACTTCCACCTCATGGCCAAAGATGCCCTTGAGGAAATGAAGCAGCGAGAACTGAAACTTATCAAAGAATCACTTGATCTGTATGATAAGAGGCTAAAGAAGAAAAAAATCGATATCGATTCCACAATGGATCTGGATAGACTTGTCAAATTAAGACGTCTGCTCTCCGATGAGCCCACAGGTGATGAGCAGACCCTCAAGATCGAGATAGAACGTGTCATCACTGAGAAAACGCCTGAGAATTAGCTATCATCCAGGCCAGAATGATATCCTTTTTGGATGCAATTCCAGGTTTAAGGTTATAGGAAAAGGACGTCGCTTTGGTCTTACTCGAGGAGTTTCCAATTTCTACGTTGAAGCTATGATGGAAGAGTTTTCCCCGCTTTTATGGGTAGATACTACCCAATCCAACTGTGATCGATATGTTGAGAGATATTTCATGCCAACTCTATCAGCTCTACCGGAAGGATGGTGGAAATGGCGCCAACAAAAAAAGGAGCTCACTATCGGTAATGCTCTGTGTGATTTCAGAAGTGCTGAGAAACCTCAGAATATTGAAGGATTCGGATACAAGTTTGTCTTTATCAATGAGGCCGGTATCGTTCTGAAAAATCCATACATATGGTATAATGCCGTGAGACCTATGTTAATGGATTACAAAGCGAATGGAATCATTGGTGGCACCCCCAAGGGAAAGCGCGTCAAAAGCGATGAGGCACTTTTTTTCACTCTG